CCGTGTGCCTTGCCGTTATCACTTTGAAGAATAATTCCACCACTGGACACTTGTTCTCCAAAATTCATGTCAATTACAATTACATTATCAGTTAGCGGTCGAAGAGCAGATACTTTCCATGCATTGATGTTTACACCTGCATTTTTTTGAAATCCTAAAGTTTCGTTCATAAATCCTCTTATCTGCTATCTTTGCTGTCTGTATGATATTCTGTGCTTGCTTCTTCACGCTTGCGAACAATTTTGCCACCTGGTCCTAATTCGTCACCACGAGCGTTCATTCGAGCATTACCTACTGCTAGAGTGTTTTCGTTTTTAATTCTTAGCTTATCGAGATCAATTTCTTTACCTTGCATTGATCTGTATACTTTTGCTGGTGCTGGTTTCATTGCCATAACATTCTCCTTATGGTGTTATATATGTACTTATCTCAAGAATTCACGCCAGTCTAAATTATATTTCACGCTGTCAATTTTGTGTACACCTAACAAAAATAACACGTAACTAGCTACACTGCTTCCTCTACCTACACCCCAAACTATGCTATTAGTTTTTAAGGTATCTACTGTGTACTTAAGAACTCTAAGAAGATCTAGCATATTGCGTTCTCTAAATTCTTCTAGTTCTTCTATTAGACGTTGATAGTTTTCTTTAGGGCATAGCGTTACTAAAATTTCTTCAATGTCTAATTTTTTATACTCTTCCGGCATAAACCAATCACTCTGACAAATTTTATCAAAGTCGGCTACTTCAATGTCAAAGTTTTGATTGAGTTTTAAGTTAATTTCGGAGTATTCGGCTAGTTGTTTAATGCCAACTGTTTCATTTACAATAATTTGATCTAATTGATCTATATGACCTTTGTAGATAAGGTCTATAATATCATTGTCTTGAAATATAGGATTGCCGTACTTGTCTGATTGCATTTAACTATTTTAGTTAACTTTAATCAGTTTGTCAAGATCTTTGTCTCTGTTTTGAGCCAATTGCTCGATATTTTTTATTCTTCGAGCTCTTAATTCCTCATTGTACGTGTCAAGGAATAAGGAAATTTGTTGTTGCACATCGGGATTTTTAGACTGCCAATACTTTCTGCCTAACTCTTGTATTTTGGACTCAATTTCCAAATCTTTAAGTTTAGACAAATCTTGCGCTAGGGGGTGTATCATAATGTAAAGTTACCAACGTGCTCAATAAAAACTGTAGTACCACCGGTAGTAGACCATACATTAAAAATTGATCTTGTTGTTGCAGTTGCTGACAACGTGAATGTTACCGCACCAAAGTTTGTTAGGATAGTTGGAGTTGGTGATCCGCTAAATGTAACTGTACGTGCAGAGCCATCGCTTTTTAATTCTACTGTAAGTTTAGATAACACTCCTGCAGCGCCCCATTCTCTAAAGGTTAAAGTTAAATTACCACCTATAGTAAAGGTTTGATAAACACCATCAATTAATTCTACGTTAGTTGCACCGCTAATAGTTCCTACACTGGCAACAGTGCCATATGCATTATTATATTCAAAATTTTCAATAAGATTCAATGCAAAATCGTTATCGGCATTTGTTTTTGCAGTATTGGTCTGCAGGTCTGTAATTTCGGATGCAGCGGTAGTTAGACCAGCTTTAATGTAATTAAAGTTATCTCTAAACCCTTGACTGTTGTTGTCTTGCCCCGCAACTGGGTATGTTTCGTCTATGCTTGAATATAAAATTGCACTGGTCATGTTATAGTTGTCCTATCGTTTCTAAATACGATGTATTTATCAGCGGAATACCCGGTGACAGAATCTATTATATATCTATCAATTACATAGTCTATTTGGCTAAAATCAAAGTTTCTATTCTTAATATTCAGCAAAACATCATCAGCCATACCAGGTTTACAGTAGCAAAGCGGTATTGCCTTTACGTAATCTAATTCTTGTACTTCACCGTCTTGAATAGTACGCATCCATAGCGGTAAGTAATTTCTTTCTTTTAACCCTAATTCTTTTATTCTTTTGCGCCAAATTGACACACTTGACGGAAACTTGTATGCACTATAAGGATCTTCAGGAAATACATCTGAACGGTCTACAGTGGCACTAAATGGATCAGGAGCATTCCAATATTTTGTATCTAAATCAAACGGTCCGTTGTAGTATTGATTATTTTGATCCGTAGTAATAGCTCGTTGTGAGGGTGATGTATTAATCATACTTGGCAGATATTTCTTGCCTACTTCTAACGGATCTATTACATCTATATAGATAACTTCGTAAACAACATCATTAGTTCCGGTGATTTTAGCTTTGGCTTTTTTAATGTCGCCTAATTTAAAACGTTTTTCTTTGTGATTTCTATTAATCACACTAACTGTTTGAGATGCTGATTTTGTTTCTATACCAGCAAACACTAACATTCTTAAATCAGTTTGTATACCAAAGTTTGCGTCACTGGGTCTATATATTGAATTGATAGTAAACACATTATTGTCAGTGATAAATGATCTAAACAAATCTCTTTGATTTTGTTTTAAGAATGGCTTAACAGTTAGATTGCTGTAAAGTCTATCATTAGGAGTATCAATTGCAAGTGTAAATGTTCTTGAAACTGTACTGTAGTTGGTAATGTCTCTAGCTTCCACTGTGAATGTATATTCTTTGTCAAAGGTTGTCTCGTTAAAATCTAAAGTAAAATTGTTGTTATCAAATGTAATAATACCTGGTTCGGTTTGTGTACCGAATTGTCGAACCTTGCCAACAATCTCCCCGTCAAGATTTAATGTAAGTCCAGGCGGCAATGCACCTAAAGTTTTAACGTAAAGTATAACAGCATTTGCCAATGTTGTTTCAGCACTCAGTGACAGTGTGCTTATTAGATTAGCTTGAATAGTTCCTAAAGATGCAGGAGTTATCCAGGTTATAATACTGTCTATTTCACCAATGATCTGTACACCAAACGTTCTTCTGGAATTGGCTCTTTCAAGTTTATCGCTATATCTAGTGGCTAGAATTGTAAATTCGTAACTTTTAGTTATGGCAGGCTGATAAGGTAATACGCCAAACACTTCAGAACTTCCTGGATCAAATTGCATACCTGGAGGTATTTCACTAGTAGTTCCTAATGCAATCCATGTATCATTGGGAATGGCGTTAGCTAACACTGGTGTAACTGTCAGCACAAATTCTGTCGAACTTACAGTTGATACATTAGTAATAGTGTAGATAGTTGAGTCAGCACCGTCAACATAATTTTTAAGAGTGATCTTTTTACCCGTAGTTGGAGTTCCGCTAGCATCTTTTATTCTAATCAAGTTTCTAGTTATTTTATTTTCTGTACTTAATGTAGTAGATGCTCTTCCGGTAATCTTTGGATTTACATTTTCTAATTCGTAAGTAATAGGACCTAGTTCTATTCCTGTGTAGACATCTAATTTAAATGTTTGATAGTTATTAGCTCTCTTAGTTCCAAGATCTGACGCAGTTTCCCAAATAGGAGATCTAACATATGTGGTATCTACTGTATATGCACCCACACCTGCATAAAAAGAAATGTTGTCTGCTCTAAAATAATCATCACCGATGACATATATTTTAAATGTTCGTTCAACACTAGTGTCACCGTCAGTAACTACAACAATAAACTCGTAGTATCTATTGATCTTATTAGGCGTATAATTGATAAAACTATCGTACCCCGATTCTGGTTGGTATCCAAAATCGTATGCTACGTCGTCATATATAGTTGTATCATATGCACCGTTACCTGCAGTCTCAGGTATTCCTAGTGCAGGTTGAATCCAACCTACAATTCTACCTGTTTCTGTTAAAATAAGACCAGGAGGTAATTCTCCTAATTTTTTAAAATACTTTAAACTCTGCCCAGCAGACGTATCGAAATCTGTAGCCACTAGTTGGAAATCAATATATGTACTGTCAAGCACATAGTATTGATCGGTATTTAACACAGCTAGACTTCCCGCTGCTGTTTGCCATATAGGAACGTCTGCACCTTCGACAGTTAGGAAAAATGTACGATCTGCAATTTGCTCTCCGTATTTTGCTCTAACAACAAATTCATAGTCTGTACTTCTAGGTACTTCGGCAGCAGTGCCAGTTATTTTATCTTCGACAATTCTCAAACCGTTAGGCAATCTTCCTGATATAACAGTAAATGTTAGATTAGTACTATCTTGGAACCCATTAGTGTAACTAACAGGCAGATCCTGATTTATAATAGTGCGTTCTTGGATAGTATTGAACCTATAACCAGATCGTTCAGTCCAGATAGATAATGCCATTACAGAGTCCTTCTAATTCTTCTTCTTGGGTAAACTGCCCCAGTTGCTGGTCTAGGTTGGTAATTTAATTTAGGAAACGTATTTCCTGACGTTGCTCGTTCTTTATTATAATATAAAAATAAATTAGCAGAACCTTGTAGATCCTGACCGTTAGTAGGGCCGTTCGAGTTGGTAGTTATTTGATTGGCTTTTGCATGTCCTAGTATATAGGCTTTGGCCTGTACTTGATTCATATAAGGATATGTTTCTAACGCACACGCAAGTACTCCACATACTTGCGGGCTTGCCATACTAGTGCCACTGAACTTGCCAATAAAATAACTTCCATTCCTAGAATCACCGATGCCGCTAGGTAGTGCGCTGACAATATGCGTACCGGGTGCATACAGGTCAACTCCTGGGCCGCAGTCACTATATTGTACCTTTTGATCTGTAGATATAGAGTCAATTGATCCTACACATATTGCCGGAAGTTCAAATTGTCCTGTTGTAGAATTGTCATTTGCTGTTGGGCTAGTTCCTCTCATATAGAAATAAGGTTGTGCTACACTATCGGGATATCTAGTAGCCATTTCAAAAGTGTTGTTCCAATCTAGTCCACCTGGCACATCATGTTTCCATCGACCGTTACCAGCAGCACCGACCATAATAATACCTTCGGCGTATAAGTCTTCAATATCTACATCTGATGCAGCTACTCTAGCAGGAATACGCTGACCACTGATAAATCCCCACGCATTTAATTGTTCAGTAGTAAATGCGCCAGTTGTCTTTCTAGAATTTACACCTACTTGCAAATCAATTTGAGTTGGAGTAGCTTCATAAAACACGTACTCACATACCATATTTGGTGAACCTAATATACCAGAAGTACCTGCAGCACCTTCCATTCTTATATTAAATGTTCTGCTCCCTGCAGTGCCTTGTGTAGTGTAATAAATTCTCTGTACACTGTTATCGGCAGCACTCCACATGATCTTAGGAAGATTAGGAGAACTTTGATTAACAGTTGACCATACTGTAGAACCTGCTCCAAATGTTAGGTAGAAGTTTGTGCTAGGATATACTTCATTATAAGTAGTTCCGAGATATGTAATAGGAAACGGTAATGCCAGTGTCCAGTACCCGTCATCATTATTACCAACTGTTGGCGTAGTTGAGGATGTCCATCCCGTTGGTGTAGATAGTGAGTTTGTTATGCTACTAACAGATGCAGTAGCCGGTGTGCTTTCTGTTACTACTGTTAAACTCAATGCAGTTCCAAACAGTACCGACCCAGCACCGCTAATATCGATAGTATTATTAAATATGATAGTATACACTGCTGCATTAGGTAAGTTAATAGTTTCTCGAATGTCAGTTTCTAACGTACCACCATTTGTTGTTGAACCTGCATCTTCAGTATATGTTGCTACAGCGGTTACACCTTGTGTAATAACAATAGAACTACTTAATGACATTGAGCCCGAAACAGCATCCATTGCAACATTATTAATCAAATCTAAGTCAGCTGGTCCTTGTACTGTAATGGTATAACTTGCATTAGGCTGTGATAGTTCAATAAAATATGCCTGTTCTCCAGTTTGCGTCCATGAGGCCGGTTTAGTTAAGATGCTACCGCCTGGCGCCGTATAAGGCCCAGTAGTTGTTATCCTGTTCCCGGCATTTTCAAATCCAACTAGGGTTGCTAATCTTGCATTAGAAGTACATACTCCGCTGAATCCTGTGTAAACGGTTGACCCTGCAGGAGTGTATCTAGTTCCTCTATAGGTTACGGCGGTAATATCAGTTAATGACCATTCGCTAGGAAAAATACTTTGTCCCCAACTGTTGTTAACAATAGTAGGATTTTTTCTTCCTAAGGCAGGGTTTGATGCTTTATTTCTGTGAAATGCACGAATGTAATCAAATACATAACTAAAGTTTCCAGGATTACCAGTATCGTAGTATAAGTTATAAATGTTTGCGCTACGTGCCCAACCTTGTGTATTACCTGCAACTGTTCCGGCAACGTGTGTTCCGTGATCCCCGACACCGTAAGAATATGTACCGTTAGCGCCGTTGCCTATCTCTGCACTATGTTGAAACCAATTGTATTGAATAGCTCTAGAACCTCCAGTTCCGTCGGCGTTTACTGCATACTCTGGATGATTCCATACAATACCATTAGTATCACAAATCACCACATCGACATTATTACCTGTTTCAGTTAGCGTTATAGTGCCAGTCTGTGCAGCAGTGCCCGTGCCGTCACCTTCGTACCCTGTACCTCCCCAGCCTGATCTCTGAGTACCTTCGGCACATCTTAACAGCCCCCAATTTTTCATGGTTCCACTAGTGCTAGGTGACTTGTCCCAAGCTGTACTAGTTTGCTCAACAGCAGTTGTTCCTGCTTGGATACCTAAATAGTATGGAGCAATTGAAATTGTTTTAATTCGTGGATCTTTTCTTAATTCTTCTACTTCTAACTCAGTTAAAAAATAATGAGTATTTCTACTAGTAGTTCTACGGTGTAGACAATCTACACTTCTTAGTAAATCTATATTAGGCGGGCTTTTCCCTTCGGTTTCTAAATCAGCATATAAGCTATCTAAATCTTCGAAGTTATTAACAGTTACAATATATTCTTTTCTTTTAATGTAATCTGATATAGACATGTTATGCCTCTAGTTGTACGACAACAAGTGTTACAGTGACAGTAGAAGTACTACCTGATTTATTAGTTACTCTAACAGGAATGTTAGTAGTCGGAGTACCTTCGTTGTTAAAACCAAATGCTCCCGGACTAATTAAAATTGTACTAGCACCTGTAGTAATAACTTCAGCAATGACTCCGGCTCCTGGCGCAGGATCTACGCCTTCTAGTCTACTGGCATCAGCAGTTCTACTTGTAGAATCGGTATATAATCTTACCCATGATGCAACGCTAGTTTGAATTTTATAAAGCATGTAGCCTTTAAATCCAGTAATATCTATGTTGCCAGATGCATTACTGGCTAACGATGCTGATGTTCCGGCAACACTTGCCCTGCTAGACAATCCACTACCTGCTCCAGGAATCTGCCAAGAACTAGGTCCATATATTTTTATAGAATTTGCAGTTGAGTCATAATACATCATTCCGGATACAGGTGATGCACCAACTGCAGAATTAGCAGTAGCTTCGCTAGCATACGATGGTAGCTGAAGTACACTCATTAATTGTAAAGCAAAATTTCCGTCGGTAGCTATTTGTCGACTAGTAATACTAATACCTTCAATGGCTACATTACCAATACCATTTGATCTAATGGTAATTGATTGATTACTGGAAGTTGATGTAATTAGGCCATCTTGACTTAGAGTCATTCCACCTACGGATAAACTGAAATTATTTCCTATGTTAATGTTACTCAACACAGACATTGTCGATTCGCTAAGTGCCTGTATGCTATTGACTCGCCATACACCTTGTGATGTTAATACTGCTTTTTCTGATAATACACCTGCTGTATTACGAGTATCAAAAGCAAGTTCGCCCGGAACTATTCCTAGTGACACAGCTCCAGAAACTCTAGCAGTTATACTACCGATTGATACTCTATTGGTACCGTCGTGACCTATAAAATTTAAATCAGCAATATCGTCTCCGTTAGCAACAGCAGCTATTGCGAGACCAGTACCTCTTGTTCTTAAAAAATTTAAATTTACTGCATCAGCGGTTGCATGATGTTGTGCAAAAGTAAGCCCACTACCAAACGCACTAGAGTATGAATTTCTAACAATATATACATTACCGTCAACTAGGGTAGTGTTATTTCCAAAACTAGTAGTTGTCGTTGGGCTAATATTTAATTCACCTGTTTTTGTAATATTACCATTAGGATTAATTGTTAAACTAGTGTGTAATATAATGTCGCCATTTCCAGCTGGATCTATATTAATATCTCCATTACCTGTAGAAACAATACTGAAACCGTTGACATCTAATGCACCGCCTAGCTGCGGTGTTGTATCGTTGACAATATCAGTGAGTCCGCCACCGCCACTGACTGTTCCCGGTTTCCATTGACTTGTTCCGCTGTTCCAAACAAGAGATTGACCGTTAGTGGGAGGAGTCGTTGAAGTATCAACATCTGCTAGAGCATTGATACTAGATGTAGTGTAAACTCCGTTAGTAACTGTGCTTGCATTTCCACTAACATCGCCTGTAACATTTCCAACAAACGGATTGTTTGCTGCCACGGTAATAACGTTACCATCATAGCTGACTGTTAAATTTGTTCCTGCAGCAATAGTTCTAAATTGTAATGCACCACCATTTGCAGTTTTAAACACTGGTGCTCCTGCACCTAAGTTAGTTCCGGATATTACTGCAAAAGTGTCTATATAGTCAAAATTGTCATTAACTTTAGTAAACGCAGCCCGTAGATCGTCTCCTGTGCCGTCGTTTGCATAAGTTCCTAGATTAATATTTTGTATGGCCATATCTCACTCTCATTTACTATATTTAGCTGGTTCTAACTTTTGCTAAACCTAGCATACTTAAAGTGCGTATATAAAACCAACCTATGTCAAATTCCCAGGATTTTACACTTAACTTTGCACTAGCTGGTGCTAGGTGATGATTGTTGTGCAATTCTTCTCCACCAATAATAATACCCCAAGGTACAATGTTCTTGCTAGAATCTTTAGTTTCTCCATTGCGATATCCCCACCAATGCCCAATACCGTTGACAACACCTGCTGCCCAGAATGGTATCCATAACATTTGAATACCCCACACAATTAAGCCCCATGGTCCAAAGAACACAAGATCTATGATCAACATTAGAAGAATACCAAGGCGGCAGTGTGGAGTATAAAGTTTGCGTTCAATCCAGTCATCCGGAGTACCTTTACCGTATTCTATAGTCATACGTGCATCTTTTGCCGCTAGATAATAGTAGTAAACGCCCCTGAAGAATATATTTTTAATACCGTATGTAACTGGACTATGAGGATCACTATCTTGATCTGTAAATCTATGATGCTTACGATGTATAGCGACCCACTGTTTAGTAATCATACCAGTAGTTAGCCACAGCCAGAAACGCATGGTATGTGCAACTATTGGGTTAAACTCCACTGCTCTGTGTGCTTGGCTGCGATGCAGATACAGAGTAACGCAGGCGATAGTAATGTGGGTAAGTAGTAGTGTTATTAAAATTATAGTCATCATGTATTTAACCTACAAATATTCCATGAGTATATACAGAAAAAAATATCGCACTTTAGATAAGGTGCGATATTGGTGTTAAATTACGTGGTAAGGTATTAAAACTAACTATCAGATCCGACCCTATTATAGAATGATATCACGCTCTCTTTAGTATATTTACCGTTCTGTTAGTATCCAATTATGCAGGAGTTTTGCAAACTAAAAAATTGAATTGATTACTATTTGCAGTTCCAACATTAGCCCCTGTAAAAAAATTAACCACACGCCCAGACTCTGAAGTCCAAATATTGTAAGCATGACTTGAAAATACCCACCCATAAACACTTTGAGCATCAGCATAACTTAGCACTGCTGTGAGACTTTGAAGTTCCGCAACAGTAGCGGTTCGCCATGTGCCTGCTGAAAAGCCTAGGCCTGTGAAGTTTGCGGCGTGGGTTTGAGCCTCTGCATAAGTTCCACCAGTGGTCATAGGAGCCCATGTCAAGCCAGCTAGAGTAACATAGCCTGCTGGCAGTAGTGAGAGGCGTCGTCGACGACCAAACTTGAATGAACCGGTGAATGAACTCAACATGTTAGAATCCTGTGAGTTGTCCCAGCACTGTGTAAGTGCCAGCATTGTTTATGATACTGAATGTCACTACATCAGTTCTGTTGGTGCTGGGTGTTGGTGTGATATTGCCCTGCCAGTTTATAGTCTGTGCCACACCTGCAATCTGAACTGCACTAGGATAGTAACCTGTAGCGCCTTGCGCTATGATTATGGTCACTGAGGTAGCTCTATTCCATGTATCAAGTAAATTAGTTAAATTCACAGTCCAGTTGGCATCTGGGCTTGTATGATAAAATAAGTGTCCGTTGGCGCAGTTGTGTGTTACTACACCGGTAGCATCTGCCAAACTACTGAAGAATTCATAGACTCCATTTGCAACAAATAAATCATCAACTACCACATTAGTGCCATTGGATTTACTACCTAGTATCACAGCTCCTACACCACTGCTTCGTCCTATCTCAATCTGTCCATTATTTGCAGAATCAATAATTACATAGCTTTCACCTTCAATGGTCAAGTTCCCAGATATATTTTTTACCACAGCACCTTCGGGCAATGTCAGTTCACCTGTTGAAGAAAATCCCCAACTCTTATAGCCATTTGACAATACTCCAACTGGCACAGGTCCAGGTCCAGTACTTAGAGCCCACCCGATGAGATCATTGCTGGTGTATTTGGCATCACCATCTATGAATACAAACCAAGTGCCGCCTAGGTTTTCTACAGTGACACTACTGTTGTCATTACCTGTATAAAGTGTATTGTTAGTTTTGTTATAAGTTTGATTTACTGGACCATTACCAGCACCACTTAGAGTTAGTATAGCAGTTTGATCAATAGCGTCAAGACTGATACCTTCACCGCTGGCAATGTGGAATCCCATGCCCACACGAATTGTTGTATCGGCACGATCAAATACTATGCCACCATCTTGCGGCAATTCCAGATCGCCATCCTCACCAAACTGCCAACGGCGCAGAGTTGAGTCACTCAAGTTGATGTCAATGTTGATGTTGCCTTCGCTGCGGATGTCTCCGGGTATAGTCACCGACCCGTCTGCACTAAATGTCCAATTCTTTGATCCTCCAGGTGCTGCGCCAGAACCGTTTGATATTATGTTGATATCTGTAACAGAGGTAAGAGCGAGATTGCCTGCAATCGTGCTGACTTCTGCTCCTTGAATTTGAAGTTGATCACCACCAGTTATAGCAGGAAAAGTAACAAAAGGATCGGCAACACCTGGACCACCGACCAAGGTAACTTCAACCCCATCAGTGATCTTTAATTTATCAACGGTAGCGGCAGTCCAATAACCACCTTGATACGAAAGCACATCACCTGCTTGCGGGCTACCAAGATTTACATCAGTGAGGGCATCCAGTCTAATAAACTCGCCATCAGCATGTGCAACAGTGCTGCCATTCCAAGTAAGGCTGCCATTATTATCTACTCCTAGACTATTGCCACCGATGTAGATTGTGTTGTTGCTGACATATAAACTCTTCCAAGGTCTAGCAGCACTGCCTAAATTATGTTCATTAGCGATATTAGGAACAATATCACCTTGCATAGTCAGTTCACTTGCTACAGTAACAGCCTGGTCGATGACAATAGCCGAACTGTCAGTGGTACTCATCGTACTGCCCGTAAATTCAAACGCACCTAGATTTATTCCGCCGTTGTCTAATCCTAATGCAGTGTACAGTTCAGTAAAATTATCATTGACCTTACCGAACGCTGTGCGGATCGGATCGCCGTTTCCTGTATCAGCAGTGCCGGTATTAATTATTTTTTGTGTCATTTTTCGCTCCGATCCTTATCTTTAAACTCTACCAACTGCAACTTCAATTACACCCATTTCGGTGTAGTCTTTGTCTTCTAGTGCTTTACCAATAATTGTTCCAACTTTTGGATCTATGGCCTTAGCAGCATGTCCCACAATACCAGCAGTGGTTAACATATCACCTTTCTTAACACGCCCAACTACCTTACATGGTACACGACCTTGTAGTGCTACTAGTGCTCTAGTTCCTGCTAGTTCAGCATTCATTGAGTAGCCTGGAGCAGTAGAAACAACACCTGCTAGTCTTGCATCACCAAAGACGTTTGTAGTTGTAGTTTCAGCAGTGCCGCCAAATATCAACACAGTGCCTGGTTCGTATTCCTTGTCTGCTGTATAATATTCAGCCAAGTCAGCAAATCTTGCCTGTGTTGCTGTTGTTGTTAATACATTAGTACTGGCATTGTAGGTCATGTTAGAATTAACTCTAACACCTTGATTACCACTAGTAGCAGTTACAAAAGTTACATAGGCTGTAGCAGAAGTTGTATCATTAGTAATTGCCACGTTTGTAGAACTGGTTGCAGCCAATGTTGCATTTGTTCCCGGAGTCCACTGTCCTTTATAGGTCACAGGAGTTGAGTTATCTGCACTACCTATACCGCTGATCAGTTCAGTACCGCCTGGTGTTTTAACAACTAGTGTTGAACCTGAGTATGCTAATACAGTGTTACTATTCAATTGAATTGCTTGTACGTCAATAAATCCAGCTTCAGTTGACGACTTAGTTCTAACTAGAGAATTTGCAGAACCGTTGGTTGTGATAGCAGATATACTAAATGAACTTGCTACTTCGCTAGCACCTTTAGTAAACGTATATGCATATGGTTGACTTAGTGTTGCCGAAGCATTAAATTCATTCCAGGTTCCCTTCTTAAGAATTGACTCTGCTGTAAGTTCTCTAGGATACGTTGCGCTGCCAGTGAAGTTACCCAGTACTGCGCCATTGCCAATATTGGCAATTTCAGTTACAGCAACACCACCTGCTTTAATACCGATAAATCCTGCACCGTCGTCTTCAAAGTTAGCACTGTCAAATTTTGCAATACCTTTTACTGCCGCGCCTGATGTATTAGCAGTTGCATTAGTTAATGACAGTTTGCTCTGTTGAATAGCAGCAGTTGGACTAACATCAGCGTTAACAATGACTTCTGGTGCAATCTGCATGTCAAGTCTAGCATTGTTTACACCTATAACTGTTGCTCCAGCTGCGTGTGTAGTTGCAGTTGTAGTCTTAACGCCTCTAGTTACGCTGTCAAATCTATTAGAAGCTAGTGTTACACCAGTATAGGTAAACAGTTCGTTACCTATCTGAATAGTACCGCTTGTTGGGAAACCAGTTATGTCAGTAACAACAATACCGTTACTAACGTTAATTTGACCTACATCAACTATCCCTGAGTCAATAGTTGGGAAACTAGTTACACCACCTACTAGAGTAGTTGTATTCACACTAGTGTACTGTGAAGTAATGTCTCCACCGAACGACGCAGTTGTGACTGACTTGTTACCGCCTGTAGCAATAACTACTTCACCAGTAATGTTGTTTGCACATACCATACTACCCGAAGCAGTTGATAGTGTCACTGCCGAACCGCCTGGTGTTAATGATACAGTGAATGTAGTTCCACTAGGTTTAGTCTTAACATAGTATGTTAGACTTCCGCTAATACCGCCAAATGTTGTACCCGTAAATCTAATTGGCTGTCCTATTACTAGGTATGCGGTTGTATCACAGGTAATTAAATTAGTTGTAACTGTAGTATTAGTACATGTTGCTAATGTTGCGCCAGTTAATATACTAACATCAGTTAATTCTGATAGTTCATCATTGAGTCCAACTTGCGTGTCAACATAGGCTTTTGTAGCAGCATCAGTTGAGGAACTAGGCGCACCTATGCCAATGATTTTATTGCCGCCCATGCTAAGATTACCGACCATAGCCAATTGACCGTTTAGTGGTAAGTACCCCGGTCCGATCAAGTTTGGTGTTGGAATCAGGCCACCACCATGATCTAAGCCTAGACGTTTATCGATATATCCGCGAATAGCCGACTGCACTGGAACAGTGTCAGCAGCATTGTTGGTCATTGTGTTATCTGTGGAGAACTCGCTAACAGTAACACCACGTTTAAATCCAATACCGTCTAAGTTACTCAGTGCAATACTTGCTGAGAACGTAACAGTACCAGTACCCTGGTCAACTGTAAAATAAGGTCCTACACGGAATACACCGTCCTGGTCTGTAGTTACATAGAATACACGGCCTTTATTAGTTTCAATAACTTCGTTTTCTTGACTAGGTTCTTGACTTGGGTTACCAAAAATAGTTGTTGGATAGTTGCTGGTGTTAAATCCGCCGGTGCCTATATCTAAGAAGTCATGTCCAGTAGCTCGACAAGTTGAAATTTTAATAGTGACAGCCCCAGTAGATCCGCTCGGCAAACCTGCACGTAGTGTCCTTGATTCGTCATCTGGAAATACTTTA